TAAAATCAAATTGTGTTTTAAGGTAATCAAATAATAAATATAGAGAATTAAAGTTCTCAGTATCAAGTGAACCGAACCCTTCGTCAATGGCTATGAAGTTTGGTCTTGGTAGGTTTGATACATTTATTAATGCTGTTCTAATTGCTATTGATGATATGAATTTTTCCATACCACTTGTTAATTCGAGAGGCCAATATTCATCACTTCCGTATGCAATGTATGAGTTGATATTTCTACCATCCGTATTCAATAACACTTGGAAGTCTACTATTGGTGATAGTATATTGTTTATCTCTATTTCTAATTTTGGTAATACTTCGGATATTAATTGATATGGGATTCCATCTCGTCTAACACATTTAATGTAATATTCGTATCCGTCATATTTGATTTCCATTTCACGAAGTTTCTCGATTGACTCGTTAACTTGTTGTATGGAATTTTCTGCTAATGTAATCTCAGAGTTGACAGTCATCATTTCACCACCAACCTCATCTATCTTCTCTTTTATAGAATCTCGTGTGAGTTTAAAAGATTTTATCTTTTCGTTTACCTGCTTGTTATGCTTAACTGCTTGTTCTTGGTTCTTTGCTTTCTGAAGTTTAGACTTTAGTTCTTTTAACTGTATATCTAAATCTCTAACGTCTTGTATACACGACTCGTAAATCTTAGACGCAGTTAACCATTCCTTCTCTAAATCTATCTGTTGTTTAGTAAGGGTGTCAAAGTCTTTTAAATCGTTTTTAACGTTAAAACTATCTCTTTCATCAATAAGTTTAACTTTCTTCTCTAAAAGGTCTTTAAAACTCTTCTGTAGACCTTCTATGTCTTTTTGTAATTTATCTGCCTTTTTTACAATAGGAGTATTCTTGTTCTGCACACAATGTTCACAATCATCATCGAAAGTTAATTGACCGATTCCTTCTAAGGTATCTTTTTTATGAGTTATTTCTACATTGATGTTTTCCATCTTATTATCTAACTCGTTGAACTTTTTATCTAATCTATTAAACTTAGTATCTTTCTTTTTTAACTCTTTGATATCTAAGGTTTTAAGTTTACCTTCTATATCGTTTTTAGATACTTCGATATTTTTAAGTTCTGAAAGATTGTGGTCACACTCTTTGTTTTGAGTATCCCGAACTAATTCTAAATCTTTTAGTTCTTTTGAGATGTCATCTACATTACCAATATCCTCAACGGGTTTTAGTTTTCTCATTTCAAACTCTATCTTAGTATTAGTATTTTCTAATTTAAGATTTAGTTCATCTTTTTTAGATTGTAATTCATCCAACGAACCCGTGATACTTGATAGTGTATTTTCTGCTTCAATTAGTTTTGTAGGAAAGTCTTGTTTTTTATATTCTCTAAGTAAAGTATTTAGTTCTCTAATCTCTTCACTTGCGAGATGATATAAATCTTCGAATATATCCATATCCAAAAACTGTGCTAATAATTCTTTTCTTTCCTTTTGAGATTTTTCTATAAACCCACTGTTATTAGATTGTGTTGACATTGCTGTTAAAACAAAATCTTCATATGTTCCAATGTAGTTTCTAATTATTGCGTTTGTCTCTCTACGTTGTTCACCATTCAATGATTCTTTTTGTCCATCAATCATTCTATAGAAATCAACGTCAACTTTTACAGTTCCTCTTTTTGGACTTTTCTTTGCTTTTCTTTCTATGAAATATTCAACACCATTTAACTCGAATTCAAACTTACAATCAAAATTCATTTTAGAGTAATTCATTACATCTTCTGCTCTGATTGTTCTTGAACACTTGTCAAACATACAAAATGATAATGCGTCCCATAAAGTTGACTTACCACTTGCGTTTGGTGCAAAGATTCCATATGCACCTTTCATATTTGTAAAGTCAATTACATTGTTAGTTCCATATGAGAACATATTAGAAAACTCAAATCGTTTTGGAATCCACGTTGAGTTACTTACAATATTTGGTTTTCCAAGTTTATCATTTATATCTTTATTGATATTGGTAACTACACTTAGTTGTTCTTTTGTAAGGTGTTCTGTTTCTTCTAAATATTCTTCGATAAGTTTATTTTGAAAACCTGTATCTCTTACATTTTGTAATACTATTGATTGATGTTCTACATCTCTTTTACGAGTTAAAACTTTTTGTACAGTTAGTTCTTGTACTTGTGCTTGTTTTTTAATCTTTGCGATTAATCTATTAAGTTGTGAAGTCTTAGTATCTTTTACTCTTACCCTAACTCTTGGTTTATTAGGCATATAATTGTCAGATACTATTTTACCATTTTCAATATCAACAGTCACATATCCATAATCATTGTGTATTGGAACAAATTCACTTTTTAGATTTTTCATATCCCAAACTAAGATACCGTGAATAGGATATTTAGCTTCACCGTGATTTTGAACTATCAATGAGCCAGAATATTTGATATGTGATTTACCCATTACCTCGTTGTTTGGTTTATGGATATCACCTAACAATACTAAATCATAATTTTCAAAGTGTGATACTTTTACATTTTGATTCTGTATTACAAATCCGTGTTCAGTTTCAATGTTATCAACAGGACCGTGTAACATTGCAATTCGTCCATTGTTTTTCTTGTAGTCTGTAGCAGGTGGGAATCCTTCTGACTTATCCCATATTGATTTGTGTACAAACGTGTAACCACCGATTCCAACTGCACCTGTATCTTTTACATAGTGTAAGTTTGGGTGGTCTAATGCTTTTATGATAGGACTAAGAGCGTCCAATCTTGAAGTATTGTTTAGATTTGCGTCGTGATTGCCAGGAATTACGATAGTTGGTAGTAAGTCTGATAACTTACATAAAAATTCTTGAGTTAAATCAACAACCTCAGGTGACATATCAGTTTTTGCGTGTACGATATCACCTGCGATATAAATGATGTCATTTTCCCTCATTGTGGATAAGATGTATCCATAAAGGTTGGAAAATACCTCACGGTATTCTTTATGTCGTTGAAGGTTTCTGATATGCACATCTGCGATGTGATATATCTTTCCGATATCGGACACACCGACATCGATATACTTTATTCTTCTCATACGTTAAATAGTTGATACTCCATTAACTTTCTTAAATCAAGTGGTGGTGTATCATAAATTTTTTGGTTTATACGTTCATATCCCATTTCAGATGGGTCCTCATCACCTAAGTCTACCAAATGAGTCTGAATCCCGTAGGACATAAACTTCTTGGACAGACCTATTGCGTTAGATATAGCATCCGAATCTAATACAATATACAACTTTTTTACCGAATTTCCAATTATTTTCTTCTCTAATTTTGATTGTATACTTTTTCCAAACAATGGAACTGCATTTCTTCGTATTGCTATTGCGTCAAATGCTCCTTCACATAAAACCAATGGTATATCCCAATTCACTAAAAGGTCAAACCCTACAATGTCTTTAGATACCTTTGGATTTTTGTGTTTGTATTTTGATTGATAGAATGACCTACCAACAAAAAAGTTTAGTTTTCCATCATCGTCATAAGATGGTATAATAATTTTATCTTCATATTCTCCTGTTTCACAATATCCTATATTATATTTCACAATATCCTCAGGTCTAAGTCCACGTTTTAACAAATAGTTAAGAGCGTGTTTGTACTTAAACGAGTTTGATTTTTTGTAAAGTGGTTTAAATTCTTTTGGAAGTTCAACTTGATTTACCTGTATCTGATTATCGGAATGAACGTAACGGTTTATTCTACTGAATATACTATTATACTCATCCCAAGTTTGTTTAGATACACGAAGTTTTTTAAAAAGGGTTTTTATTGTTCTACCCTTTTCGTCAGATATCCAACAATGCCATGGATTCTTTCCATCAGAAGTAATTCTAATATTTACTTCTAACTTAGGTTTATAGTGGTCTACAAACGGGGAATAAAAGGCATAATTATCACCCGATGTTTTCTTGGATTTACCAAGAACAGACTCCAATAATTCAAGTAATCTATCTTCCATTTAGTATAAACTTACACTAATATACAAAATTATTTTGAATAATCAAAGAAATTTTCCTTTTGTTTTTCCTCAATCCATTCTTGGGGTATTTCTTTTTTAGCCCATTTGAAACCATTCTTCTCACACCATTGAGCGTAAGTAGTTTTAGAACCTTTGTATATTTTACCGTTTGGGGACTGTAAAACAAATCGTAAATCCATCTCAGGATTCTGTTCTCTGATGAGTAAATGTTTCTTTCTGTCCTCGGGTAAAAACCAACCCTTTGATTCAATGTAGATACCGTTTGGTAATTTGAAATCGGGTTTGTAAGTGTGGTGTGTTGCTGGTACTGTATATGATACTTCGTGTTGTTCATATTCACCGTCAATTCCTTGTTGTTTGAGTTGTTCATCTATACGAGTTTCCAACCCACTTTTGTGTCCCTTCATTTTTTGGATGTGGGACCAATTTCCTTTTTTATTCATAACTATTCAAAATCTAATCTAACATCAACTGTTACATCAACATCCTGTCTTTTCTTCATTGGTGAACCCATCTTACCAATCGCAAGTAATTCACCTTCATTGTTATATAATCCTATGGATGTTATATATGGTCTAAACGCAGACCCCGTAACAAAGTCTCTTAGTACATGACCACTTTCGTCACCTGTTAGTCTTAATGTATTATTTTGTGAGACGTTAAACTCACCTCTTCCTATTTCACATAGGATTGATTGTTGTTCTATTTTTTTAGTAGAGTTGTATGTGAACTCAAAACCTTTTCCTGTGTAGTTAAAGTCACCATCACCCAAAAAACAATTTTGATATTTTGGTCTTGGGTCTGTTACTACTATTAATCCCTTTTCATAAAATGTATATCCAACGTTTCTTGTTTGATATGCTGAACCACTGATTACATGATTGTTACTCAGTGATGAAATATTATCTGCTGTAAGGTTTGTGTTATAGAATCTAACTTCATCTATTGAACCACTTGTACCTGTATCACCCATTCCGTTTCTACACATTATCATTACATCTTGTTCATTACCGATTGGTCTCCTAACATGAGTAGCGGCAAAATCATCAAGTTGAACTCCGTCAACGTAGAATTTCATAGTCCCACCATTTTGTCCACCTGTATGATTTACAATAATATTATGCCATTGATTGTCATTAACCTTTGATGAGGTTACTATGAGTTGACTTCTTTTATTTTCTCTTCCATCAAAAAATTGGAATTGTAATTTACCATTTAACTCTCCCGCTAATTGATTATATACACTTATTTTAAATGGATATGCAGGTGGGTCAATGATTTGTCTTGAACCGAAAACGTTTCCTCGTTGTATTGAACTTGGATTGTAATCAAGATATGGATTATATTCTTGACCTGCTTTTGCTAATATTATATTATTATTTCTTTCTAACATAGATTGACTTGGTGGTAGTTTAATCCATGTTGATATCGACCAATTTTCAAATGAATTAAAGAAGTCGGTATTACTACCTGCGGCAGGTATGTAAAGTGATGATGATGTTTGTAAGAATCCACCATAACCACTTGCTGTTGCTTCACCTGTTGTATCTATTCCATTTACTATGGTTACATTTTTACATTCAAGATTATTACCAAATGGTCCTTCGTCTTTTTGAATTTTATAGATTGTATTGTGTGGATACTTATTAAATCCTAAATAGAATTTTAAATATTTGTCATCTACAAATTTAGTGTGGTCTATTGCTGTATCATATAAAACACCACAGTTATTATCAAACTTTGATTCACTTAGGTGTAATGAAGCAGAACCTGCTGCTCTTGAAAAGTCTGAGATAGTTACTGATTCAGGTTTGATTCCTAAACCAAATTTATTTTGTGGTATCGAAACAATTGATGCTGTTGGATATAAATGTTTATCCCCATAATCCTTAAAACATACTGAGTTAAGTGTACTCCACATAATTTTCTGTGGAACTTTATTTAAGTCTCTTGAAATTGCACCTGAACCTGTTAGGATAGTAGTATCATATTCAATACCTTGGTGTTTTGATTTAGAAACTTCTAACTTAGTATTAAATGGGGATATTGCTCTAAAAGTAGATATCTCGAATGATGACGAATAGTTTACATCCGTTACCTCATATCTTTTATGAGCTTTGTAGGGACGTGTGGTTATTCCCTGATTGAATATCCTTTTGAATACTTTTGCCATACTTCATCACTAATTCTTAGAAATCTAATTTAACCTTGACCAATACTTCGTTTTGGAATGATTTCAAAATTGGTTTAGAAAGTTTAGCGATTGCGAGTAATTCATTATCATTGTTATATAACCCAACACTTGTAATATAAGTTTTTGGGTCACCAACGAAAGTTGATTGATTCAATCTACCCTCTGAACCTGAAATATAAGTCGGGTTGTTACTAAAGTTATATTCACCATTCTTAGCTCTAACAAAGTAGAAAGTTGATTTAACTTCTTCTTCGTTTCTTGCTTGGAATCCGTTTGATGTACTATCAACTGCTGAACCACTAATTGCTTCAAACAATCTATTATGGTTTTGATTATCTGCTACAGTTCTTACAGTTCCTAATGATGATGAATCATCAAGTGCTGCTGCACCTAATATGATTATACCATGTTGTGGATAAACTTCACCAAATATTTCTGTTGAGTTTTGAATACCACCTGTAAGAGAACCTGATACTACATTGTATTTAGTTTGTCTTGCGTTACCTGCTTGGTTAGTATCACCACTATCATCAATTAGTCTTAATAGTTTTTTACCACCTGAACCTGAGATACACAATTCCCAATTGCCAGGGTCTAATCTATCTTTTAGTCTAGCTCTGTTGATTGCGATTGCGTAAATATCATCTTGGTTTCTATCTTGCCATTTGAAGAATTTTTGGTTAGACGGTAACAAGACTTGTTGCATTTGTGAGTATATTGCAGATGAAGGTGAATCTTCATTTGTTCCTGCCGAACCACTACCTGCGTAGTGTCCGTATGCTACTGAGAACTGAGGTTCGTTTGTAGATACTGATGGAAGTCCGTTATATACTTCATAGTAATATGATTTTTGAGTATTTGATAAGAACGATGATGTGTGGAATACAGTTAGTTCACCACTTCCACCTGACCATAGTCCTCTTGTTACTCTCTTAGTACCACCTTCTACTACATCTTCAGTAGTAAAGGCAGTATAAACTTTTCCACTACCATAATCATATGCTCCTGCTGGAACGATTGGAGTGTCATTTGCTGCGACATCATCATTTAGTATGACATCAATTGGTGATACGTTTACTCCACTACTTGGTCCTTGACCTGAGGTTGGACTCAAAATAGATGGTCTTGGTGCTACCTGTGGAGTAACTGATACGTTTGATGCTCCACCACCATTTTGAAGGTTTTGTGATATTACGTTTTGTCCACCATTTCTTGGACCATTAAGGAACGGCATACCATTAAATCCATTAATGCCAGGAAATCCACCTGGCGGTGAATTGAATCCACCGTCAAAGTATGAGTTAGGTCCACCGAATCCGAAGTTGTTTAAAAATGCCATAATTTATCTCCTTATTCGTTTACCTTAGGTGTTACCGTTACATCTAACTCTGCTCTACCACCTGTTTCATTACCAATAATGATAATTCTTGTATTGGTTGTTTGGTTTGTTGGTAGATTGTTTGTTGGAGTGAATATAAATGAATTCAATCCTGTTACTGCTAATGCTTGATTAGTAGCATATGAATTGATATTAATAATAGGTGAAGTTGTTCCTGGCACTCCTGCGTTACCACTGATTGAACCTACATCACTATTAAGTAATATTGCTGTATATCCTAAATTTTCATTACCACCATTCTTAGTAGTTACGTTTATAGTACTTGCTGTTCCTTCTTCTGCTGAAGAGATAGAAGTTACCGATAGTTCTATAAATGGTAATTTTACCGTTGATTTCGGTAATGATAATAATTTGTATTTCATTAAATATGAATCGTCAGTAATCGCCTCCAAGATTGGCATATTTTCAATAACGATTCCATAGTAGTCACTACCTAACGAGTGAGCAGGATTCCAAAGGTCGTAATCGACCTCATCATCCGCTAATGCGAATTGGGTAATTGAAAATTTGTCTCTACCTTCCGCGAGTAATTCTCTTCCCCTCTTGGTAAGGATAGCGTCTACTGTTACAGATGAATTGTCTAAAAATCCCATAGTTGTTTTCCTCTTTTACTTATATAAATATAGTTTTTTTTATTTTTAAATCATTTTTTTGTTTTTAACCACCTCTATTCGAAAATAATCCACCTGACCTACGATTTCTTTGTTGTTGAAAAATATCGTCTAACGGTCCATTTGTAGTAGCTGCTGCTCCAAATGTTGAGTTATTATTTACAGGTGGTGGTGGTCCATATCCAAACGACACATTAGTCGTTGGTGGTGGTGTAGAACTTATTCTTGGTGCACCACCATTTCTATAAGCTCTTGCCGCTTGTTTTCTCGCTACATTCTCAACTGCTCTTGATGTAGCGTTTACGTTTAACGTAACATTCTTTTGTGCAATTCCAACAGACGGAATAAAACTAAATGATACTTTTGTATCATCGCCTGGTATTTTCCCAATAGGTCTTTTTCTTCTTTTAGGTAATAATGGTAGTGCTGGTGGATTTCTAAATAAATCGTCTTCAATTGCTTTATCTATTGCTTTTGATGTTGATTTACTTATAGTTTCCACTGTATCAATGTGTTTTTTAACTGATACTAAATCCTCAGATTCCATAACATTTATTACCTTTGTTGCTCCCTTTGAATCAAGTTCAACTTCTTTTGTAGTACTTACTACGATATCAGTATCACTAACCTGAGTTACTTCTATTACAGGACTGTTGTCAGGAGTATCCGCTGAATTTGCTGTTAAAGATGTACTTGATATTTTACATCCTAAATAGAATAAGTTATTTAGATTACCTGTCAATCTATCATCTTGAACTCTTGCAAAATGGAATGACGCGGAACTTGCGAACTCAGGACCTTTTGATGCACTTATTTCGTTTGTGTAAAAATATCTTGGTTCCAATGCTGTTCTTGAAAGTCTTGCGTCTAATATAGTAGAACCTGTTGGTGAGTATTCCCAATATGGATTTGTATCTGTAAAGTAATCACCTGAAGAACTAAGTCTTTGGATGTCGGTGTATTTGTAAACAGACGGTTTAAATACATCTTTGGTTATACTACTTGTGTAAGTTAAGTAAGAACCTGATATTATACTTAACGTTGTTACTCCACTACTCTCATATTGATTTTGTGTGAATGAGATTCCTTGTGGTCTTAAATAATTGTTTCTCTCAAAAATATGTGGTTCAACTAAAATACCTTTATGCCAATCAGCTCTTGCTGGAACTAACTGTTTCATTGAATCAAAGATAGACATATCATATCTTGATAACATATCTAATTGAATCTGAAGTGCGGTTCTTCCTGTATATTTTTGGAAATAGTTTCTTGCTCTAAAATCTAATAAATCATATCCGTCATTATTTCTAACATCAGTATCACCAACCAAATCACCTGCGTCAAAGTAACCTTCAGACGCGTAGATATCAAAGTTGACTGTATCTGTTGTAGAGAAATAAGTTCCTAATAAATTAGAATCAAGAGGCGCTTCATCGTATTGACTTTTTTCATTACTAACATCAAATTGTAATGGACCTCTTAATGATGAAGATTCTATTCTTACTTTCTTATTTGTTAAGTTTAGTGCTCCAACAGATGGAATAGAAACAAACTGAGTATCTACTTCACCTGATAATCTTGATGCGTCTGCTTGTCCAAATCTATCAAAAGACGCAGATAATATAAGACCCGTTGCTGATGAGGTAAACTGCTGATTAGGATGTCTTGATGATATAGAACCACTAATGTTATTGTATGTACTATCAGGGAAAATTCTATATAGAAGATTCTCATATGATGTGTCGATATCTAAATCAGTTGTATTATCATCAGAATAATATGCGTCAGTATTTGCTGCGTGACCAAGTATGACTTCGTTTGATAACTGTTTTTTGTAGTATCTTATTTCTTGGATACTTGATGTAGTATTTCCCGCATTAGTAAATGGTATAGAAATAGACGCACTTCTACCTGTTGGTGATGTTGGGTTCCAAATACTATCTATGCTACTATCATCCCAAGACGCAGTTGGATTTGCTAATGTGAATCCCCAATCGTCAACCCATGCTGAGTTAAGTGTATATCCACCTGACCCCGATGATATTGCTACTATAACATTTCTTTCTTGTTTGTAAGGAACATATGGTGTTGATGCTAACGCTCCACCACCAACATAATTAACAACCCATCTTGCTTTTCCCGTTACTTGGTTATACTCCCATTTTAAATCATAGGTGTCGGAAATATTATGTCTCATGATTGTGTGATTACCCTGTGGTAGTTTTGCTATTATTTCAATAGTCTTTGGTCTATGACCATTAATTTTATCCCATGGGTTCTCTGAACGACATGCTCCGTCTAATTGTAGTTTGTAGATATATCTTTCGTGTTCGTATATCTCTTTAGTATCTTTTATTCTCGGTCCACCGTACTCTCTAATCTTTAAGAATGCACTTGGAACACCATAAGAAGATATCAATGTTTTAAATGAACGTGCAGTACCTTTACTTTTGTATATTCCTGGCACGTTATTTAATAATCTTCTCCAAGTTTCGTGAACAATCTCTTTTGTTGGTTTAGAATATAGAGAACCTGATTGTATTGGATTACCTGTTTGGTCAACTCCGAATTCGTATTTCCATAATGAAGTATCGGAGTATCCATTAAATAGTTTCCAACCAAATGAGTTTGTAATAACCTCAATCAAATCCTGTGCCATACCATCTTTAGGATGTTCTTCTCTATCATTGATTTGAGTAATTTCTTTTATGTAGTTGTAGAATATATCAAAATGTTGACCTAACATTTTTACAAACTCAACATACTCTTCGTTCTTTTCATCAAACGCTAAATTAGCAGGAATCATTTCTGTTAACTTAGTATCATTTAATGCGTCATATGCTTTTGCTGTCTCAATTGTATTATTAAACCAACTTGTACCGTTTGATGATGTCAAGTCATATAACGTATGTGGGTTCTTTAATTCTTTTGGATATGGGTCTATTACAAACTGTGACGAACTAAAGTGTGTATATAAAGATGACTCATGATTATAGTACATCCAATATTCAAAGTCATCAAACCCACCAATCAACGCGTCTCTTCTACTTGTTGATGATGAAATGTTTGTTATTGCTTCAGAACCACTTACTCCTGTTAAAGTTTGGATTCTCGTGTTGTATCCTTCTACAAGTTGTAGTTTGTATTTAAAGTTTCTAACTCTTTCTTCTGCTGATGAAAAGTGAATAAAGTTTTTTAAGTCAGAATAATCTATATTTAGTGTTACGTTTCCAAGTGAACCACTGAAAAACTTATCTACGATTTGTTGTCTTGTTGGTAGACCTGCGTCTAATAAAGAATCCCAAGATTCGAACTCACCTGCTGCTCCTTTGTTGTCACCCAAATCAATGTTGAAGTTTGGATTTGAAAAGAAAGGAATCATATTAGGGTCTTCGAGTCCCTCGTATATGATTATATTATCTATATACGGTTTTACTAATTGTAGTGAGATATCAAGTGTATCATTAACATTTATAGTTGATGGTAATTCTTGACTTAGTTTAACAATTACTTCATTTACAGTATTTAGATTAAGGTCAAATGCATTATATCGTACATCTAATGCGTTTATGTTTAATGACGAGTAAGTTGGTTGAATAAATGCGTCTCTCGTCGCTTGGTCTACATCAGATGGTAATTCTTCTGGCGATAAATACGTTTCATTTTTTCTTAACCAACTTAAAGATGTGTCTGCGTTTCTGACAAGTTTAAATCTATCAAAAATACCTGTTAATCTATATTTTGTTATAGGGAAGAAAGTGTTACCACCTTGAACAGTGTCATCTAAGTCAACTTCTGCAAATGTAACAAAGTCTGTTGTATTGTCGTCACCAAATCCTGTTTCTAATGGTGTTTGTGTTACGGGGACAAATATTGTATTTCTATTAGAGTCATTAACACTCGTGTCACCAACAGGAAATGGTAGTGACGCGGAAAAGAGTCCACCACGTTGTCCCATAAACTGTGCATTAACAATTGGATATAAATTGTTTGCTCCAAAGTTTAATTGTGCTGGTAAAAATGTATCATCACCTGAGAATGTGTTCCCCACAAGACCATTTGGTGTACTGTATAGTTGGTATAGGTTTGATAGACCGTTTATGTTTGAGGATTGGATTTTTACTTCTTTTCTGTTTGGTGAAATCTCTGTTATTTTCAATCCTGATGCTGCTTGGTGTAAAAAGTTATACACCATTTTATATGTACCACTTTTGTAACCACCATCTCTTATGTCTTGACCTGGCCTTATGAAAAGAGTTTTATTACCAACGTCACCGACTGTGTTAAATGGTAAACCGGCTCTACCACCCAAGTACGCTCCTTGTGGTGTATAGTAATGAACTTCTAAGTTTGGTGTAGTAAATGATGGAATACCTGTGATGTCTTCGTCACTTAAAACAGGGTATGTTGCTCCCTCTGCTATTAGTGCAACATCTTCAGGTGAAAACACCTCTCCGAAGATAGGTTGTTTACCATTTACTTCATCTTCATTAAAAAATCTATCTAAAGGCATTCTTTAAGTCCATATATTTTCCCGTATAAGTTTTTTCTCTCATACGTTTGTTAACTTTAGATGCTGTCATATAATCGTATCCTGTTACTTCATATAGACCATCTATAATTTCTTTACATCTCATGTCTTTTGGCATATTTCTTTTTTCTAAAGTTCTACCATTGACCGTTTTGATACTGTAATTGTAATTCTTTATTCTTGTGAACTTACTTAACTTAGAAGGTCGTTGACACTTTTTTCTAAGACCAAGATGTTCTGTCCAAAGAGTTTCACAACTCCACTTTATATCTATAAACATTTTAGATTCAAATCCCATTATCATTGCTGTATCTAAAATATGTTTTAGTTTTGTATAATCTTTTACTTCGTTTCTTAACACAATATCCACATCCATTGTTGGGATATTTGCTCCATAAATATTCTCTGCGAATGAACCAACTAAATATACTCTATAGTCTGATAAGTCAACCTCTCGGTTGAATCTATTCCACCAACCCCTAAACGTGTCAAACCTTGGTTGTTCCCAAGGTGTGAAAGTTTTTATATTTCCGATTGTAAATTCAAACATATCATATACTCATTTATAGATAATTCATAGTAAAGTTTCGGTCAGGGCCCGAGTCTGTGTTAAATCCATATGAATCGTATCCACCTACTCCAATTGGACTTCCGTCTTGGGTGTTACCACCTGTACCACCACCACCTTGACTACCACCACCTGTAGAAACTACTCCACCTGTGGTTCCTGCTGAACCTGCTGCTGCTTGTCCTGTTGATGGGTTGGATGGTGTACTTGCAACACCACTTGATTGGAATCCACTTGACGCTAAACTCCCACCACCTGTTGCTCCTGCGAGTGATGTTCTAACGTTTGCGTTTGTTCTGACACTAACACCTACAAACTGTAATTCAGATATAACTGAATCAGTACCTTCTAATACTCTTCCTAATCTAAACCTTTCGGGAGTTGTTGCTCCACCATCTTGTGATGTAATATACACTTTAGAGTATGACGGAAGTGGTGTTCCTACAGGTACCTGTGCTGGTTGTGGAATCTCATAGGAGACAATCTGTCCCCTTACGTTTCTTTTTAAGTCTCTATCTACACTCATTATCTAATTACCTTAAAGTAAAAGTTGTCATCGTAGTATCTTACATTACCACCTTGGTCAACTCTAAAACAAAATTTGTAAAATCTTTCAGGTTGTAATCCGTTGAACCAAAAGTTAAAGTAATTACCACTACTATCACAACTCAACTTTGTGTAGTTAGTATCAAATGGAACAATGACTTGTTCTGTTTCTGCGTCAACTACTGAGTAATATGATGTGGTTGGTAAATACTTTACAGTCTTCAATGGACTTGTAGAGAAACTTCTGTTAGGATATCTCTCTCTACCAAATACTCTTATTTTTCCTTTGGATGATTCTTTATATTCTGTTTGTAAATTTTTAACATAAAGAATTAAATCGTCACCACTTAGTGCGTCTAACGACCCTGTATCGAATGATGAGTCGTCCCACCTTGCTTCTAAGACAGGTGGATATATTGTATGTGTATCAGTTGAGAAGAACTTAATCTTACCAAAGTTGATTGTTGAATTCTCATCTGTTTTGGATTTCTTAATTATGAATCCGTTGTTTGTTCTTGTTCCATCAATCCATTCTGATACATAATCAGTTACTTCAACATTGATGTTATCAGTATTTCTGTTAAAAGATTGATAGTAATGCTTCCCACTTCCAAATGAAGAAGTAAACCATGTACCACCACCTGATGTTTTACTAAAATGTGCGTCATATTTGTTATCATTAAATCTTGCACTTGTTGTATCGTGGTCAAACGATTTTATTAAAATATTATCTAACGATGCACTTGCTTGTAAGTCACTACCACTTGCATAGTAAGACCATCTAAATAAATGTTGTCCTGATTCTCTTGCTTGGAATATAATTCTTTGAGTCATACTTGATGTTATGTATCTTGTATAACCTGTAAAGTCGTTTATGTCTACCAATCTACCCGTTGGTGTTTGTACTGTAAACTCAATACCTAATGGACTACCATCACCTCGTGTATCAGGGAAGTTTCCTGGCACTATATCAAAACTAGCTGTATAGTTTGCGTTTTCTTGTAGAGTAAACTTTCTGTTTAGTGTTGCTCCACCAAACTTTGACGATGTCATAGTCAATGTATTGTTCAATACTTCTGCTGAACCTGTAATACCATCTAAGTTTTGAATCCCCTCATTTATTATATAAGTTGAAGGTAAGTCAGTTAAGTTTGATGCGAATTGGTCAAACACTAAAGTGTTAGGGTCGGTTGTTGTGTAAAGGAAAAAGTTATCTATGTTTCCTTCTGACCCGTCTGACCCGTCTTCGTCAAAATATGTAAACTGTAATTTGTGAACTCCTGGCATACTTGCTGTAAATGCCATTTTATATGTTGCTGTTGATACTAATGATTCTTGGAACCCAACGATGTCTGAGTTTAATCGAGACCCACTTGGATTGATTACATTGAAATCAACTCCTGTTAAAGATTCTCTGTTAAAATCAAATTGAATATTGTATACTGACCCCGAGTCTAATGATGATGATAGATTTGCTGTACCACCACTAAAATCTGATGCTGACATAATTAATCTACCACCCGATACAAATAGTAATGGGTCATCTCCGTTTGTACCTTTTATCTTATCAACTAATTCAAAGTTACCAACACTTCCTGCGAAGTTGTAATATGCGTTTAACGAACTTAGTGTGTCTGCGTTTAATGCTTTTCCTTCTGTAGAGTTGTCTACGTCCCATTTAGAACCACTGATTCTAAATACCCAATTTGATGCGTGTTCACTCTTTGGTGAATCACTAAACTGACCAAGTCCTTCATTCCATGATTCTTTTAGTGGGTATACAAATAAATCAAAGTCGTCTTGTAATTCTGAACTTTCTATATTTTCTAATCTTAGTCTATATTGAGGTGACGTAATTGTTCCGTCTGCTACAGAGGATGATATTGGTGTCAAATCGAAACCAAGAAGTATTCTACTGTTTCCAACAAACGTTATGTTGTCGTCACCATAGAACTTACCTACTTCAAGAATTTGGTCTTTACCTGTATTCTGAAGTTTCAGGTTGTCCTTCTCGTAGATAGTGTTGTCTTTATTTGGGTATATTCTATATATCATTTTTCACCTCTTAAAATAATGGTACCACTCTACCTCTAATGTCTGTATCAGGATATTTAACCTCAAATATAGACGGGTCTTTAGGTGGATAGATTACACCATTTCTTGTTGCGTATTTCATGTCGTATCTTCTCGGTGAGTAGGTTCCACCATACTTGTTGGTGATTTGTAATCCACCAAGTCCATCTTTGTCAGGTCTTACAACACTCTGTACACCATCTACATCATCTAACATGACATATACATCCGACAATAATATCGGTTGATTTATTTGTTGGTTGTCTACTTTAAAATAATCTCTTAATTTACTTATACATTTTAAAAGTATTTCATTTGAGTTGTAATTTGGTTTTACTACTATCTCGAAATCGATTCCTATATTTACAATGTATGCGTTTTTAATATTAATCGCATCTGTAAGTATTCTATAGAACGATAAATAATTCGCAAGATTTTGTTTTGTTGCGACATTTAGTTCTGTAATGTTTTTGTTTGAGTCATATCCTAATACATAAAAGTTTATACCAAGTGGATTGGATATTGGATTAGGACCATCATCTAATGATGTCTCTATTTGAAAGTCAGGAGCGACAAATGCTTTTGCTACCGAACCAAATTGTGGTGGCATCGCATAAGTTCTAACTACATAGTCTTCTCTTGTTACTGACCTGTTCTGTGCTCCGAAATATGCTTTTGCATTTTCTCTTACTTCATCAACAGTTTCTTCGAACTTACCACCAACTGCGGCTGCTTCGTTTGACATTGCTATAGAGTTTCTTGCTTGATTGTACAATGATGTATCAAGTCCTAACGTTGATGTTTCGATTTGAATGTTTCCAATTTGTGTTAAATCATTACTTGGAACATTATCTGATACACCTTGACTTACTCTATATGTAACTGTTAGTGTTTGGTTAGCAGGAGCTACTCCATATGTTTTAGAATACAGAAAGTTTGATGGGTCTAAACCTTGATTTAAGTTACCACTTGCATTATATAATGCGGACCCAACATTGTCAGGGTTAGGAAGTAGTTCTTCGTCTGCGTTTGCAGATATACCTGCTCCAAACTGAATATGTATTTCACCATCGTCTGATACTCTTGTGATGTATCTCTTCGGTACTTTTTTTAATTTTAGTAACGAAGGTGTATCAGAACTATATGCTGAATACTCTAATGAGTACTCTTCAGTATTTGGAGTTTCTTCAAATACGGTGTCTTGACCAAGGTAATCTACCTTTGTCCAATCCTCACCGTCATCATCAGATATTTTGATTACATCTATAAGACCGTCTTCGTCTTGTAATCTAATTTTATCATATATCTTTGGGGTACCAAATGTAAAAGTCTGTGTCTTTTCTTTACCACTTGTTGCTTTTACATACTTCTTTAAAAGATATTTAATTGGTTCGTTGTTGTTGTCATCAATTTGATAAACAGAAACTTCAGTCGGGTCGAATGAAGATGAATAGTTAAATCTTACTTTTTGATTTGTACTAAACTCAACCTCACCGTTAGATTCCGCGGTTACTGTCGCTCCTTCTTTAATTGTAAGAGCGTATCTCCAATCGGGTCTAACACTGTCACCACTTCCTATTGAAGGTACTATTTGATATACACTTAAGGTTGTTGTAGCAGGTACATTTAGTTTTGGTTTGTAACCATATGCTTGTGAGATTGTAAATATATTTTTCTTTTCCTGAGCTTCTTCTAATAAAGATTCTCTTAACTGAACATCAGTATAGTAAGAAAGTACGTCACCAACATATGACGCAAGTTCCAATATCATCATACCTGGCGATGACTCGTTAAAATCGTTATATGTTTGTGGGAAGTAAGTTTTTGTGAAGTCAACAAGATTATTTCTTATTTCTCCAAAATCCCTTCCTAAAAGTTTTACTTCCTTTTTTATTTTGTCTGCCATATTCTAACCCTATGCGATTGAAAGACTACCCTGTTCATCTACGTTTACTATAATTATCTGATTTGCTCCACTTTCTCCTACAGAAAACGAAAAAGAAATATTAATTCTATTTTCATTTGGTAAATCATCTACTATAATTTCTTTTATATTAATGTAAGGTAACCAAAATTCTATATCCTTCTGCAATCCCGCTTTTAGATTGTCAAGTAGGTTTTTTGTTATATTTTCAAACAAGAAAGATGGGACATCAGTTCCAAATAATGGTTGAAACGGTCTCTCACCTTTTCTTGTTAATAATAAGTTTTTTAAGTTAGATAGTGCCTGTTCTTCTGTCGTAAACGTGCTTGCGAATATAGGAGTCCCACCCAATGGTAATGGAATACCCACACCTATGTTTTTCTGTAGGTCTAATGGGTGATACTTTTTCTCTTCACGTTTTCTTGACATTATACTCTACCCTTCTTCGTATCTATTGCTTTCATTAACTGAGAATAGTCTCTTGTTAATGCGTTACCAACACCTGAGTTCATCACTGCGTTTACATCAACTGCTCTACCATCAGAATCTTGTGTTGGTATCATTGATTGTTGTGTTGGTTGATTACTAAGACCCATCATCGACGCCATAGTTTGTCTATCCATACCTTGAGCATGTTGTGATGTCAAGGTTTGACCACCCATGGTATCCCAAGTGTCTACTGTTTCGTTTAACAAATCAGAAAACTTGTTACCCTTGAACTTGACCTTTGGTTTTTTACTTTGAGTTTTAGTTTGAGGCGTACTCATCTCTTTAATAACAGATTCTCTGATAGTTGTTTTTTGTTTTTCAACTTCCTTACGAACCTCTTCTTTTATTAAGAGTTTTAACGCTTTTACAAATTTATTAGTGTCCATAATTGTATTTGTTTTTATATAAATATGATTTAATTAAATTATTATTACGACCAAGGTGAAACTGTTGTACCAATTGTGTATGTTCCTGTTCTCATATACACGTCAACAGCATTTGAAAACTTAGTCGCAAATATTTGTCTTGATTGATATATGGGGGACACGGGGGTACCCCAAATAGTTAATAATGTTATCTTTAACGCTCCTAATCCTGCTGGTGGAGTTGCTGCTGTTGCTCCCGCCGCTATCATTCCCGCGGGAAATTGAGCAGTATACGCTGCTAACCAATCTGCAAACATTAACATAAGTTTACCGTTTGGTGCACTTGGTATTGCACTCGTAGCAAGATTTGCTTTAAATGATTGGTCCATTGGTGGTTTACCATTGACTGCATATATTATTGGATTAGAATAGGAAATAATTGCCTCACCTATTGTTTCTGCTGCGGATTCATATGTGGTTCCATCATCTACCGCATTAAAATAATTTAAGATATCGTTTTTTAAATTTGCTTTTATTAAAGGCATTGTAACTTCCTATTGACTAATCTTAGCTTTAAGTGCTGCCACTTTAGATACTGCAGGTGCTAATGGACCTGTAGGACCAACGGGTGTTGGATACTTTCCGTCTGCTATTATTTTTAGTATCTCTAATAAGTCATCTAAATACTCATTTAGTAATAACTTATATCCACTTGTACTAATAGCAAGATTATCTTTAGACGATAGTATAATTGATTCGTCTCTTGCGTTCAAATGAATTCTACCCGAGTTCATGAAGATACCTTTATCACTATATCCACTTGTCGCAGATATTGGTGGTAAAGAATTTGGTGTTGATAATTTTACAGTCTGTCCCGATGTTAAATAAATTGACGAATCATCTTTATCAACATCTTCAATAACAAATTTATTCCAACCACCTTCTTCTTGATGGTTTCTAATTATTGTTATTGGTTTAGTTGGGTCACCACTCCAACTTGGGTCTTTTGATGTACCTGCTCCTGACGGTGTGTGACCAAGTCTTATTGATTGACCATATCTACCTTCTATCAAAACGTCACCACTAAATGGTTGAAGTCCTGATAAGTCTTTTACTTCATCAAAACCTGCTTCAAATTCAAAATCTTTTTCGTTATTGGATTCAGGATTACCTGCTGCTGCTTCATCGTAACCACTTGACCCACCTTTACCTTTTGATGCGGTTATTGACTTTGGTAGTACATTGTGGTTTATATTGTGTTGTAGTGAATTACTTGTAACATAAAAATATCGTCTTCCACCACCACTCGTTTTGCTATCAGAACTTTTTCCTTTTACTAAGTAAACAAGTTCACCTACTACGGGAACTCTTTTGATATTTACGTCAAGTGGATATACGATTTCTGTAGTTAGTGAAGACCCTGTAGAGGTTTTTATCGCTACTTCTATTCCATGTAGGTTATCACCATCACTATCTACTAACTCTATCTTTGTTACAAGTCCATAAAGATTACTCATCTTCGTCTCCTTTGACAGGTAGGTCCTTTTCTACCTCGTCTATGGCATCCATTAGTTGTCTTTTCTCTTCGTCACTTAATAATAGACCACCACCTTCGTTGTTGTTATCTTTCATTAATCTCTGTACGATTGCTGCTAACTTAATTAATGCGTCATCGTTCTTTACAGATATCTCAAGATATTCTTTTATTAAAGGAACAACTACTGAAGCATCATTTAGGTTCTTGACCATTGGTTCAAGTTGTGCAATCAGTAGTTTTATTT